TTCTTGACCTTGCCGGGGCGGGTGATTTGCTTGCCCATATTTCCGCGATTCATAGCCATCATTCACACCGCTTTTTTCTGTGGTTCCATTTACCACCCCGAAGCTGGCATTTACGCCATTCGGCTTCTTGCTCTGGAGGCATTCTTTTGGTGATATATTCAATTAAATGTGGCATCCCGGCACGAAACATCACAATGCCGAGCCCAAACCAGAATGAGGGACGCTGTGCGACAAGAAATCCTCCGGCAATCAAGCCAGTAATTACTGCCGCAAGCAGCGCCGCCTCGATTAATGTCACTTCTTCGACCAGACCGACCAAACGGCGGTGAAGATTACACCAATGGCACCGATGATCTCTGTGGCCATAGCCTGATCAATCAGACCCGTGCCGACAAGATAACCGCTACCAGCCGCGAGAATAGCACGAGCGATGCCCCAAACCATATCTTTTGTCATGTTTACACCTGTTTATTGCCGGGATATTGTTTCCAAGGCAATTGGTAGTGCGGTCCATCCCGGAAACTCGCCCAATCACCACCCCATTCAAGGGGCACATTTTCTGCCTTCGCAGCAGCCTTCATGGCTCCTGAAAACTTTTCGTAGAGAGGCCAGTCCCAGCGAACTTTGCCTTCAATCATCATGACAACGTCAACAGCGTGACTGTAGCCATTTTTAGCGGGAATGTGCCGGGAACGAAGCGTCTTCGAGGCACGATTCTTCACGAGGATCTTCTGCTCCTCAAGAGTGCGGGGTCCGCATGTAATCCCGAACGTGAGAGAGGTGTCCTTCCAATCTTCGGCACAACGCATAACGACCCGAACAAGATCCGGGTGTACGCCTTTAAGTTTAGCAATTGAAGATTTTGAGAGTTGCATGTTATTTACCAAAAGGCCACGACGAAAGAACCTTCATCATGAACCCACCAATCGCGGCTGACATACCACCGACGATCATCAGCATCTTCCAGCCACCACTCGCCTTGTCCAAAGTGGCGATGATGGACTTGATGTCGCCCTTCATTTCGGTCACATCTTTTTCTAACCGTTCCACCTGAACTTCCATTTTTGCAACCGAAACTTCAACTTTGTCCATGTTCACCGGAACCTTGCCGTCTTTGCGGCTATCTTTTTGGGTTGCGGGACAAATTGCTTGCCCTTCTTTGTGCCTTCACGCTTTGCCTTGGTTGTGGAGGCGTATTCTTTGGAGGTGAGAGCCTGACGGGCTTTCTTTGGGAGATAGCGCTCTCCAGTCTTGCCGGAGGGTTTTCCGCTCTTTGTGCCCCAATCTTCCTTGGACCACTTGCTCATGGACTTCTGGGCGGAGGTTTTTTCGCCAGTGTATCCACCGCCCTTGCTTTTGTAGATCTTTCCAGCAAGTTGCATGGCTCTGGCACTGTGTTTGCCACCCATCTTTGCCTTGGCTTCAGCCTTAGCCCTTGACCACAATGCTTCGTTGGTGCGTCCCATCTAGCAATTCCACGCCCTTAAACTTTTATTAATACGGCTGTTGGGATCTTTGGCTGTCTTTGCCGAGGTGAGCTTCTTCTTCATCCCGCTCATCCGGGCACAGAATGACTTCTTGCGCGAACCACCTTCAGGCTGCGGGGCCTTAAGCCCCGGCTTGCCGGGGTTTGCGCGATTGTAGGATGCTCGACCTTTGGCGTTCAAGCCGCCTTTGGGGTTCTTGCCTTCCTTGCGGGTCCAAGCGGGGGACTTAGCCATCTTCCCACTAAGCCTGCGCTTCCTTCCAACCAAGTCGGGCGACAATGGTGGAGGATGTCGTCGTCAAGGGAACGGCCACAACATAAAGGATATCAGGGCCATCAGGGTAGAAGCCACTCTGGGCTGTCGGGATCGAATTCGTGGTGCCGCCACCAAGGATGGAATTACCGAGATCTCGCACATTGCTCAAGTCGAACGTTGTGACGCCAGAGGGGTTGGTATAGCCAGCATACACAGACTCACCGCCCGTCACAGTGACGGCGTTGGTATTAAGAGCAATCTGGGCAAGAGACGATGTGATACCGTTGGCCTGCTGAATTGGAGAGCTAAACGAACCGGAGAATGCACCGCTGGCAAACCCATTCAACACAAGGTTGATAAGATAACCAGTCCCAGTTGTGTAGAACCCAAGGCTGTCAAGCGTAAGCTGCATTCGGTTGATGATCGACTTTGCCCCGAGCAACCCAACTGTGTTGTTGTCAACCGAGGGAGCGATGCGAACCGCCATAAGCACGATTGGGGATGTGGTTGTCGTTGTGATGGCTGTCGTCATACCGAAGTTGAAGATGAGCGACTTATCGTCATCAAAACCACCATCCATAATCACCGAAGAGCCCCAGTGAGAAAGAGACGGCAATGAGTCCGGAGACACAAAGGTGACAGACACGGGGGCTGTGGCGCTGTATGTAAACGTCTGGGCCGATGCGTTACCGCCAGTCTGAGCGCGGGCAGCGATCACAAACGTTGTGCTTGTCTTCGAGGAGTAGGAGATATGTTCGATTGTGCCGCCCACGGCAGCATTTGCAACCTTCAAAACACCAGATGGAGCAAATCCTTCAGTGCTTGAAACGTTAATAACACCACCAGTCGTTGTAGCACTCGCCAGTGTGGCCGTGGTCTGCGTTACGGGGCTGAGGCCATTCGACTCATAGTGAGCAGCCATGTTGCCAGACCGCATATAAGCTTCATAGCGAATGTTGTTGTTGGTAAGCTGATGAACATAAGAGATCTGGCCATTCGTTGTGCGGATGCCGAAACGAGCGAAACCCGCGCCATACCAAGAATAGTCGATATAAAACATCTGCATACGGGTCAGATCTATGGTGTAGCCGGAGGGGCCAGTGCCATCAAGAGGATCTGCCCACTGTGTTCTCGGAGTACGAGTATCCACGGTCTTGGAGATAACGCTTCCGGTTGTCGTCGCGCCTCGGTATTCGGGGGAAACGTGCATGACAGTGTCGCTGACAATAGTCGTGATGCGATGCGACTGCCCACGAATAACAACGAAATCGCCAACGGCCAAGGCCCCGGAGGTGGCAAACTGTGTACCAGTCCCGGTGACAAGGGTTGAACCTGTAGTAACGGCGACAGTGCCCTGAACCTGCTGAACGCTGTTGCGCCAGACAGCATAAAGCTCGACACCATCATACTCAAAGAAGAGGCCGTTCTGCTGATCGAAGAAGCCAACACGATTTGTCGCTCCGTACCAAGTAAACGGCGAAACTCGGATCGGGAAACCTGTTGCAGGGCTCACAGAGGGCGCGCTGGAGGCCGTGTAGGTCAGGGTAAGGGCTGTGACAGCCGTGATGGCGAAAGTGCCGTTGTACTGCGTCTGTGTGCATCCAGAGACTTGAATAGTAGCACCAACACTCATGTTGTGCGGATAGATGCAGGAAACTGTAACTGTGGTGCCGGAAGCCGTGACTTGGTTCACGAACAGATTGGGCTTCAGGGATGTACCAGTCGAGAACTGGATACCCTTGCCAGACTGATACCGGAAGTAGCGGCGGGTCTGTCGGATCTGCTGGGCATCAGGCTGGGCCGAGCCAGCGGTGAATGCAACACCACCATCGAACGGGCGGGATTCAACACCACCAGCGTTTCGCGCGAACAAGTTTGTGTTGCCAGCCGTGTTGTTGATTGTACCTGTGGGGGCACTAATCACAGTAAATGTAAACGTTGTATTTGTCGGCGTGGTTGCCACAACCCAAGCGCCATTGGGAGCATTTGTTGATGCTGTTGTGCCGAGGACATAGATCAAAGATCCAGCCGAAAGCCCGTGCGGGGTCGTGGTTGTACAAGTGACTGTAGTGCCGACATATGTAAACGCTGTTGTGCCAGTGAGGTTAATGCCGCAACCAGAGTAGAAGAAACCGAGGTAAACAAATGTTCTCTCTGAAGAGAACTGGTTGCCAACAGCCACGTTCGCAGCCGCGATATATGTGACGCTCACGTTTGCGCTTACAGCAGTGACATAATACCAGCCATTTGCGTTGGCATCATTCGCATTCTGCACAAAGATCGGGGAGCCAACCGAAAACCCGGCTGTGCTGGCCATCGAAACAACGACAGTCCGAGAGCCATCGCCAGTGACAGCGGTCACGGTGCGGGAAGCCTGCGGAATGAAATAAGTACTTTGGCGGTTATTTGCGAGACCGATTGACTCCCACTTTGTGGGCTGCTGGCCATATTCGAAGTCGGTGTCGATCAGAGAGCGAGGAGATGAAATTCGCATCTTCCCGACCGGATCTTGAGACCCCGGAGACGGGACGAACATGGCAGCGCCCCCGGCACCAGAACCCGGCACACCACTAAAGGGCAAAGATTTATTATTGTCGGGGTTTGTGAGGGTCCAACCGGGCATGTAATGCTCCTAAATTTCTCAGGTAAAGAGGAGGGGATTTAACCCCCTCCTTATTTAATATCAGCTACACCAGCCTTTACGGGCTAGAAACAAGATCGTGGGCCTGAATGTAGCGGACAGTCAGGGTACCGACGCCACCAGTGCCGCCACCAGACAGGACCCAAATGCGCTTGTCTGTGGTGCCAGTATCATCCCAGTTTGCCGCGCGAGTCGCGCTAGTTCCGGGGCCCAAGCCAGATAGTAAATTAGTTCCGGGCAACAGGTCTTGAGCAGCCACAAGTTCATTGGCCGTAACGCTTGTGCCAATGCTGATGGTTGTGGTTGTGGCCCACGCTGTGGTTTGCAGGACCTGAATGTTCAGGATGTGGCTGTTGGGGGGCAGAACAATGTTTGTCGCCAGAGCGGTAGTGGTGCCAGCCTGTGTGATAGGTACGGTCTGAACCATCACAACAGAACCAACATTCCGCACATTCTCGCCAAGAGTTGTGCCAGTCGTGGTATTGATAGTACCAGCCCGGATGGGGCCAGAGAAGGTGGTGATACCCATTTAAATTATCCTTGCAGAGTTATGGCCTGCCAGTCTCTGCAAGCGTCTGCCGGGACAGTCTGGAAAGGCCGGATTACCCGGAACCCAAGTATTGGGAGTACTTGAATTTTAGCATAAATAAAAAGGCCCCCGAAGGGGCCTTCTTACTAGGATCAGGAGGCTTAAGCGCCGGGGGAGCCCCAGATGCCCAAAGGATCCGACACTCCGAAGGAATATCGTTCGCGCGACTTATACCGCACATTGCCTGTATCGAAGTCGCCGTCCATAGACGTAGACATCGGAGTACGAACGAAGTGCTTCATGCCGTTCGGAACGTCCGTGACCAGATAGTACGAATCGGTGTCTGTAAGGTAATGGTTTACAGAGTAACCTTCCGGGATCGTGCCATTGGTCTTGATCGCGTTGATGTCGTTATCGGCAGTGCCTGTGCGGAGTTCAGTCTCCAGCAGGCGAGTAGCCACGAACATCAGGCTCGGCGGCACGATCAGCTTACGCGGGCGAGCCGCGATAAGCAGGCCGCGTTCGTCCTTCCAAGCCGCAATCTGAATAACAGCAGCTTCAAGCGAAGTCTCATTCAGATCCGCCGGAGTAGACTGCGTGTTGCTGTTTGTGGCACCAGACACCAGAGGGTGAGCGGTGTTAAACAGCGTGACGCCGTCGCCGGATGTAAACGAACCACCAGAGAAGCCGTTGTTCAGCGGGAAGGCCGACTTAACCTGCTTCGTGTAAGCCATCGAGCGAGCGAGGGCCTTGGTGTACCGCGAAGAGAGCGAGTCATACAGGTTATCTTCCATCGCCTCTTCGGTGATGGAGAAGCCCATAGCAATCGTCTCGTGGTTGTAGCGAGCCGTCCAGACTTCCTGAGCGTTGTCGTAGGCAACGCCAGCACCTTCGGCCTTAACCGGGGCAGTGCCGAAGCCCGAAAGCTTCAGTTCCTCTTCAAACGAACGCTCGGAGGTCTCTGTCTCGTAGATCGCCTCATGCTCGTTTTCATACTTCTTGTACTCAAGACCGAACAGGGCGTTTAGACCCGGGAGCAGTTCCTTGAGAAGTTGTGCGCGTGAAATAGCCATTTTTTATGTTCTCCTATTACACGCCAGTCGGGTTCATGTACGC